TAATCATTGGTACTGGCTCTACTTCTATTCTTACGTTTAGTCCGTATAGACTTAAGATATAACTAAAAGTATTAATAATTTTAGTTTGTTTTGGTCTTACTACTGTATTCATAAAGTGTGAGTAAGATGTAATGATTTCATCTGAGTTACTAGAGAAACCTGCACCGTCTTTAATACCTAATAAAAGTGGAGAAGTAATACGGTGTGCAGTAAGGATTCGTGACGTGATTCTTTGTTCGAGTGTCAAGTAGTAGTCGTCGTTCGCATTCTCGATTGGTGTCACCTGCAGTTCTTTACCTGGCTCAGAGAAAGCTAGAAAGAATCTACCCGCATTCTCTTCTCCACTAAATGTATCTTCTATTTCTCTATAAATATCTCTACGTTCTTCTGGATTTGGTATTCCGTTTCTAAATTGTACAAACATACTTGGCGCTAGACCATTACTTATGTTTGCGTTATGAAACCTCGATACACGAGCATCAAGTTGTATATCATTAACACCACCAATATAAGCAGGTAAAGGATATATTTCTTGTCCTGGGTTATAGTCTTTACAATAATAGATTTGACTTGCGCTATCTTTTTTCGTATCTGTAACATCAAAGGATTTATATTCTACTGGTTTGTATTTTCTTATTTGTGACCAGTCGCTAGAATAATAATAACTATGTATCTTATCCTCATCATCTGGTTTACCTGATCTAACATTTGCAAAAGGTAAGTGATAGATTTCTGCTATTCTTGTACCTTCTTTATTCCACACTAGATTTAAAGCATACCCACCGAATAATGTGTAGTCTAATGCAATCTTTTGAAAGACGTCATTAATAGTTTCGCCTTCAGTGTTAACGTATTCAGTACCATAGTCTGATACACCTTCGCCATAGATACCATCTCTAATTGCATCTATACAAGTGTGGTTCATTGCAGAACTATCATATAGCTCTATAAGTTGTTGTGGAAATAAGTTGTCTACGCCAAACTTAATGTAGTCTTTTCCTCTTTGTTCTTGGATTACAGGTAAGTCTAATGCTTCAAACTTGCTACCTTTTATAGAGTATAATCCTTCTGGGTTTGTGTTTCTCATATTTCTTTTTAATAATTTGGACGATAAAATACTTCAGCGTCTCTATCTTCGTTACTAGATATGTATTCAACTTTCCCTGCGTCTCCTCCAGGCTGTGTAATTATTTTAACAATATCAGAATAACCACCAATAGACCATGTATAATAGCCATTATAGTGCTTATCTTTAAAATCTGCAGGAAATGTTACCTCTATTTCAGCATATCTATCGTTTTGTGTAATAATAGTATAAGAATTACCTGTAGCAATATCTTCTTGTGAGTATTGTGACTTCAGGCTGAAATCACCTGTAATTGTACCAGGATCGTTAATGTAAAACGTTCCTGTAGTGCCTGATATTGTTGTCGTCATATTATAGTATGTGTTTCTACTTAGAAATATAAAAACAAGTAAAGTTGTAATAGAGATACATATAATATGTATAAACATGTGATATATGGTGATTTTGAGTGCACGAACCTACATCAACTATGTAGTTTGCGTGATCCACTAGTAGTTAAGTTTCTTAAACGTATAAAAGAGTTAGACTGGAAAGGCTATCAGTTATGGACGCATGGCTCAATACTTAGTACACGACAGGCACAGGATATAGACCTAACTATAGTCGGACCTAATAAACCTGCTCGTATAAACTATTTATTAGAACAATGTGTTAAGATAGGGTTTGATCTCTTTATGCAAGTAGATATAAAGTATTTAGTAAGTGGCCAATTGTATGACCATAGTAAAGGTGTGCCTGTTACACAAACTCTAGCACATTATAGACCAGAGATATGGATTAACGGTACTACACATAGATATGCACACCGCAAACGTGGTTTATGGGTTACAGAACGTAAGTACCCAATGACTAAATCACAGTACTCACCACATCCACCTAAACAATTAATATAAAAAAAGGGTCCCTATTGGGACCCTTTCTTGGTTTATATAGACGTAGATTATGCTTCTACGATAGAGCCTGTAACTTCGAATGATGGAGATTCTTCCATACCTGAAATTGTAAGTTCGTATCCATTTCTATCACCATAAGCAGTTCCTGATACAGAACTACCTGCTGTCATGAATGCACCTCTTTCAACACCAACAGAGAAATACTTGTCGTTGTTGTCTTTAAATACTACAACCATGTCAGTAGCTTGAGCCATCAATAAGATTTGATCTCTCTTAGCTGCTTCCATTTTGTTGAATATCATAACAAGATCCTGTTGGTAAAATACCGTACCATTCTCTTGAGATACATTGATAGTTTCAGTGAATGAACTAGTTTGGCGTGGAACCTCAAATTCAAAGAAGTCACTAGGCGTCAAAGCGGAACCACCAACAGTAATTGCTGTGATAGTACCATTAGATTCAGTAATAGATTCAACTGCACCGTTAGCAATAAAGATTTTATCAATACCACCATTAGAGTCGTTACAATCTAAAGTAAATCCTGCTGTTAAATTTGAACAAGCCATAGTTTTCTTTTTGTTTTTTTAGGTTAATTATGCCAATCCGTTAGTTCCGAACTGATCTACTTGAGATACGGCTACACCTAATCTCCATTTTGCGATGAATTTTACAACATCTTGTCCTTTGTCAAAAAAGAACTGTACAGTTGATGCGTCATCTTCTAATCCAGTACCTGCAACAATCATTGAAGAAGGTCCAGCTGCAACGTAATCAGAACCTACAAGGCCTGAAGTTTTTACTACAGTGATGTTAGCTCCTGGTAATTCGAAAGATCTACCGTCGCCTTGGTCATAGTGGTAATAGTTTTGTGCAACTAATGCTCTTCTTAAAGTGTTGAAGTTAGCTGGAGACATGATCATAATTAGATCGTCTCTGTCTTTAGATGCTTCATTAACTGCATCAAAGATATTTAAAGCTTGCTCTACAGCGTTAGCTAAAGTGAATGCAGCTGGGTTAGCAGATACAGTCGCTCCGTTAGCGCCAGTTACTTGGTCTTTAATACCAGTACCAGTACCGTCACCATCAATTAGGTAAGACTCGTTGTACTTAGAGATTCTTTTTACATAGTAATCAGCGATTACCTCTTCGAAAGGTACTGATTCTTGGTTTGCTGCTGCGCTCATTCTTTGAGACAACCAATATTGTCTTAAATCCTCAGGGCAGAGGTCCATTTTTACTTGTTTGTCTCTGATAGTAATATCTACCTGAGAGAAATTTACATCGCCAGATGGGTTCCACCCACAGGCTAAGTCAGCTACGTTTAAGTCGCCGTCCATTAAGTTAATTGCTACAGTTCCAGCAGAAAGTCCAGATCTTAAGTCTACATAAGACATTAAGTCAGTTTCTAATACTGCCTTTGCAATTAAATCCATTGACGTTTCGTCTGTGTACGTGCTTAGGGCTGTTAAATCAAATGCCATAATTTTAGTGTTTTGTTTTTAATTGTTTTGGTTTGGTTTACTTTCTACCTTGTCTTAAAGCAACAAGTCTTTCGAATCTTGCTTCAGCTGTAGATTGTTTGTTAATTTTCTCTTGTGAGAAGGTATTAGATACCTTTTTTGCTGCTGGTTCGTCAGCAACTTCGTTAAATCTTGAAGTTAGAACAGAAAGTTCTTCTTTTAGTTCTTTAATCTCTTCAGTGTAAGGTTCTAACATTCCAGCAATACCTTCTAGTAAGCCTTCTACATCAAAATCTTTTTCTTTTACGATTACTTCTTCTTCCTCTTCGAAAGTTTCTTCTGCTTCAGATACAGACTCTTCAGAGCCTTTATCTTCTACATTTGTAATCTCTCCGGATTCACCTACAGTGATTAATAAACCGTCAGTAGTTTCATGTTTTCCTTCGGGAGCGAATGGGTCTTCTGATGCACCTTCTCCAGCGCGTACAAATAGGATTGCTCCTGCTTGTAATTCACCTTCAGTGTACACTTCAGTTCCATCTACTAGAGTAGCCTCAGCCATTTTGACTTTAACTTCCTCTTTTTCTTCGATTTCTTCCATGTTAACTTTCTTAACTTCTTCAGTAGCAGCACCAAGCATTACTCTTAGTTTGCTAATTGCGTCGTTAACTGTCATACTGTTTGAATTTATTTTGGTTTAATATAGCTTATGCCATACACTTAGAAATATGTATCTGAAACATATTGACAGAAGTTAGTATAATGAGTATAATAAATATAAAATATGGCAATAATTAAACTACCATCGTACACAGATTACATGAAAGCTGTCCAGCAAGCACGCTATGACGGCAAAATCACACATACACAGTTAATCATTCTTAGAAACTGTCACAAAGCCTCAGTTAGACGAGGCGAGCCACTTCATTTTAATTACCTACAAAAAGCTACTTCGCAAACTAAAGAAGAGTGTAAATGGGAGATCAATGACCTACTCAGACTAGGCGCTATTCAGTCTCCTAAGCCTAATTATTATTGGTTAGGCTAATGTATTACATTTATCACATACCAGGAGTTAAAATAGGTTGTAGTAAAACACCTGCAAAACGTGTAGCTAAACAAGGTTACACACAATTTGACGTATTAGAAGTATACTCAGATATTTATGAAGTTAGTAACAGAGAAAAAGAGTTACAAAGAGAATATGGTTATGCTGTAGACAAAGCATATTATTATGAAACTGTATCGCGTTCATCATTAGGTGGTAAAGTAGGAGGTCCTGCTAAAGCTATTCTTACAGAAGAACAAAAACAAGAAATTAGAAATAAATTTGTACCTTACAAATATAGTTATAGAACTTTAGCCAAAGAGTATGGCGTATCTAAAGGTTGTATACAGAACGTTCTTAGTCCTTAGACTTTCTACGTCTTATCTCAACTATTCT